CCTTGTTAGGCGCACAACCCATCGTAAGATGGCACTCGTGAGAGTGGCCCCGCCGGCTAACCTATAACTTGGATAAGTCATAAGCTAGTGTGCGATGCTAATGATTTCTCAAAAGCATTGTTACACACTTCTTCAACCTTTGGTTTATTGTGATAAACTTATTTTGTCGCTTTAACCATTTTTTGATCTAGTCTAGCTTTGATGTCCATTATTGATTTTACTGCATTTAATGCATGTGCTCTCGGGACGATGTAAGCAGGTTCCGGTCCTTTCAAAAGGGCTGAAGCTTTTCTTCCTAGTTCCGCGGATTTAAAGGCGATTTCAACATTGTCTTTATCTCAATTAGCAATAGCATCGATGTCGAGGAGCAATAATGTTCTTACTGCCTCATTTAGTGTCAATTGGTCTCTTGAGAAGCCTTTTGAAACATTTACTAAATTCGCGATGTGATTATATATTGCATTAAAGATTGGTAATTGTACAAAGGTATCGATTGTGAAATTTAGTTTTAAAGCTAAATTCATGATCTTATCAAATAGTCTATTTGTTTTTCTAATAGAGTTGTAAACCATCCCCAACAAGGCACCTTTGTAAACTCGAGAAATTTCTTCTTGAATTATTACAGAGCTTGTTGGTACACTATATTCAGAATTTTTAGTATATTTACCTAAAAATGATCTTTGATCATCTAAGGTATTAATATTAAAAATCTGTCGTAGTGTAAAGTTGAATGGGTACAATAGGCTGAAAGTAGAGCTATACCCTCTTTTGGGTAGCGAGACAAATCTTTTAGATTTGCTCAATGCTTTAAGTTCAGCATATTTGTAAAACCGGCAAACAATACTTAGTAAAGTACCAGATGCTATATAAACATTACCTTTGATAAAGAAATAATCAAATAATATCATGAATACTATAAAAGGATTCATAACATTATTAATTATTCCGGTTATCGGTAACGGAGAGAATTCGCCTGCTTCTACGTTCACTCATCTTTTAGCGAATTCGTACGTCGTAAGTGATGTATGAGTTTTGTTGATTGAAACATCTACCCCTAGACCTCGAATAATTTTTAGGTATTCAAGGGCCACTTTGTCGTGGTTTATAACGATATCATCCCCTAAAAGGATGTATCCGTTGAAACTTCCAAACCCAGCTTTGTATGCTGCGGTCTGTACGACTAGATGGTGACTAAGAGTAAACATAGCCCACGAGCTTTTCGCCCCCATAGGTTGACCAACTGCATAAGTAAGCAATTGACCATCCGGTCCGGTAAATGGACTTCCAACTAAATTCAATTTTCACCCATCTGCATATCCTTCGTCTTGCGTTAATTTGGCAAGAAGATCAGCTTGTAGAACAATAGGGAATCTATCCGTCGCGGCAGTTAGATCAATAGATCAAAATTTATTCCCTGGATACAATTGGTCACTATTGAAGAGAGGACATTGTGTAAATGTTCGATCCATTGGACTAAACTTATCTCGCAGAAGTCTGAAAATTTCAGCTTCTAAAGGTGTCAAAAACACCTGCGATAGATAATCTAGTATACCAATGATTCGAGATTTACCTTCTTTATCTTTAATTACACTCACTCGTCTCACACTACCATATTTATGGTCTTCCTGGTTATCAAGTAATCTTGGTACCAAGTCGATGTGAGCACATAGTGCTTGTAATTTACAATAATATTTGAACCCCTCAAAACCAGTGATTTGAGTAAAAGAGTAGACAATAGCTTCTGTAAAGAAGCCTAAGGTGTCTGTAATAGTTAATGTTGCCGGACCACCAGGTCCAGCTCTCATTGACAATGACAGCATACTAGAATCAAAATCTTTGATTCTAATACTTAGATCGAAATTCGTCACAAATCGTTGGATAAGTTTGGAATTAAGTGTTTCAAATTTTCCTTTGAATGGGTCCGTAATACTACTTGTATCGTACTCCGGTTTTCCCGGAAGCACAAAAGATCTAGAGATAGTCAACAGTGTCATCACGAATGATAGTTTCACCATTGATCCGGAATCAACTAAATCTTTAAGAAATAGCAGTCGTTTCGGAAAACCATCTATTGTTAAGCCAATCTTCATTGACGAAATTAATATAGGTTGTCCACAAACATATCTTGTTACACAAAGTCTAAGTTCTTTGATATACTTAATAGTATATTTAAGACCATTAGATCTTCGTATAGAAGATATAAATTTGAAATAATGGGCCACCAAAAAGGGAAGAGATTTAATAGATGGAAAAAGCAATTTACATATGTTTATCGATACAGAAAATGTGTTGATATTCATTGTTAAATTGCGGTGATTTTCGTTTTTAACGAAGGACATAGTCCGGTTACATGCTTGTTCCTTACTGAGGAGCACGCTGCGGTAAGTCAAGAGACCAACAGCAGTTCCCTAACCTAGGGTCGCGTTAAAGCCCGCGTGGCTACTATTTACTTGGAATCTGTAGATCCTTTCGGATGTTTGACCCCCGGGAGCGCGAACGCAATCCACGTTTAACCATCAAAGTATGTCATAGCATCGATACTTGAACGGAGCCACGGAGAAATCCGTGCCGCTGCAAAGCGGGTTGTGCGCCGAAAG